TCTATCTCAATTACAGTACCTTCATATTCTTGAAAATAATCTTGATTTGTTTTTACTTTATCTCCTACTTTAAATTTTTTAATGCTTTTCATAATATTTGTTTTTAATTATACACCAAAGATACAACACCTTTTTAGTTTATGAACTATCTATTAACAGATTTTAACAAAACTTTAACATTTGAATAAAATTTAAGCAAAAAAAAAGGATAGCTAATTGCTACCCTATATTCTGCCTTTATAAACGTTTTTACTGCTTACTATCTAAATAGATTTGTAATGTTGCTAACGCTCTCCAAGCTACTTTGGCAAGGTGTAATATACCATCATCATCAATTGGATTAGCATTGTGGTCTATTAAATGTCTAACTAAAGCATCTGCATTGTCTGTGCTTTTATTTTTATCCCAATACAATTTATTCCCTTGATTGTGTTGTTTTTGTCCTGCTAAACTGCATTTAGAAACTTCTTTCAATGCATCAGGGAAATAAGTAAGCACTCCTGAATAAACAGGCATTGCTTTTCTGTCTTCTGTTTTACTTAACTCTTTATTAAATTCTTTTGTTACTTCTAATAATTTTTTTAAACTATTCATATTTTATTTTTTTAAATTTTCTCTCTTAATATAGTATGCATTTGTGTATTTCATTAGTTTGCAATTCCATTCGTTTATTTCATTATATTTAACAAAATAAAATTCTACATTAGTTTCATCTACAACGTAAACAAACCAATATAAATCAATTTTATTTAATCCTTTTTTATGTGCTTCTTCATTTACTAATAAATGGGAGTACTTTGAATGTTTATTTGTTTTAACATCTATTCTTTTTCCATTTAAAATAAAATCAGGATTTTTAGTTGATTTAAAATCTAAAAGATTAGCTACATTATACTTAATATTTTTATTTATTAAATAGTCCATTACTATCAACTCCCCAAGAATACCTAAAGTATCAACGTGTGAATTTTTATTACCTCTGTCAAATCTTTTATTAACTATATTATTATCATAATTCATAACACCTCTTGCGTGACCTATTTGCTCGGATATTTTCCAAAAAGATTTAGGGTATTTATATTTAATCATAATTTATTTGTTTTTATCGTGTTCGTAAATCTTTGTATATAAATCCCATACTGCTTGGAATGATTCTTGTGCATTAAATTCTTTACCTTTCATATAGTATTGGATTTTATTGCCAATAGCGTAAACTACTTTAAATTTAGAACCTGAAACCTTTGGGTATATCCTAAAGCCTTTTTTAAAGCAATGCCTCATTGCATCGTAATTGCAATTTTTAACTACAATCTTCTTCTTTGTCTTTGCCATCTATCTTTAAATCTTCAATTAGCACAATTAATTCCAATGCTTTTTCAACTCCGTTTGCTTCACAAAATCTTTTTGCTTCTAATAAATAAAGCCAATATTCGTAAACATCATTTTTGTCTTTTGTTTGATAATAACTATCAATACAACTATTGTAAGCAACTGAATTTAATTTATTGCATTGTCTTTTTTCCATAACTTAAAGTTCTAAACTATTAGCATAATTTGTATCATAATGTTCTTTATTGTCAATATACTTTTTATAGTTATCAGTAGCTATTTTTAACTTTTCATAACCACCTTGAATAAATTCATCTGATAAAGTAATAAATTCAACTTCTTTTGTTTGTTTATCAACTACAACATAATTAAATTCAAACGCTTCAAACAATTCTAAATAAAGTGCTGCTTGTAAATCATAGTTAAATTTTAAAGCAGATTCAGAAAATTGTGTAATATCACTTGTTGTTTTTAAATCGACCACAACACCTTGTAAAAGTATATCTGCTTTTCCCCTAAATGGTAAACCGTTATAATAGCCTATTTCAGGTATTTCAAACTCTGCATCCTTTACTAACCTACTAAAGTCTTTATTGCTTAATACCGCTTCTGCTACTGCCTTACACCTATTTAATTCTGCTAATGTGTAAACGGTTTGCGGTAATTGTTCTTCAACTGCTAATTTATATGCTTTACTTCCTTTGGTGCTTTCTATAATTGTAAGTTCTTCAACCCTATGTGGTTCTAAACTTAACAAATGTATTAACCTGCCATCTCTAAAAGGTTGCGGTTCTTTTTCTCTTGGTGGTTTATTAATGTATTCAACGTATGCTTCAGGAGATTCTAAAAGGCTTTTACAGGTTGAAGAAGATAGTGCGTTTTTACCTAAATAACCATAATAAAATGTATCATCTAACATTTGCACTAAAATTTCTTCTTTATTAAAAACCTCTTTGTTTAATAATGTGATTGTTTCCATAATTATTTCAATTTAATTGCCTTGTTTATTTCTAATTCTGTAATTTCTTTTTTAACCCAAATACGTTTAGCAAATTCGGTTGTTGCAGGTAGTGATTTTGTAAACCATTTAATATCTATTTCATTTAGATTGAATGAATAAATACCGCTTGGTGTGCTATTAATGTAAATTGGTATATCTAAATTCTTATTTGATTCTAATATTAAAGCATCGTATTTTTTCTTTTCAAGTATTAATGTATCATAGTGTTTACGTCTACATTTCAATTCTATTCTGCTCTGTGTTTTAATATCGTAGCAATCCCATCTTGAAATTGGATTTTTACTGTTTACTAATGTTTGGTAATGGTTAGTTGATAACCATTCAAATAAATCCTTTTCTTTCCAATTTTCCATATATGCTAATATACTATTTTTTTTTAATTAAAATTCATAGTCATCATTAACAAATTCAGGTAAACTATTATCGTTTATTAAAAAGCTAAAAGGTTTAAAACTTCTGTTTCTACTTCTTTTACATTCAACACTTACCCAACCTTTGTTAACGTGGTTCTTTTCAAGTTTGATTTGTGTTTCTGCTTTCTTTTCCAAAAAGCTACCTAGATGCCCTGTTGGTTTATCACTTCCATAATTTGAATGTATTATAGTTACAATATGGCATTTATATAAATCTGTCCAACTCATTAGCTTTTGAACTGCGTAAGAACATTGCTCCAAATTGTTAACATCAGAAACTAAATCAGCAACCCCATCAATAATAATTAAGCCTATATTTTTACCATCTAAAGTATTTTCTAAAACATAATCTATAAAATCAATTCTATCGTTTGGGTTCATATTACGTAAAGCATAAGTGTAATACTTTTCATCTGCTTCTAAACCGTTCATTATTATAGGTCTTCTAAAAACCTTTTGAGCGTGAAATCTACCTTGTTCTGTATCAAAATGAATTACGTTTCTGCCTTTTCTATGTCCTTTTATTTTTCCCGTAAATTTATTACCACCGCCTAAATAAGCGGATGTTAGTAAACTTGTAAAAAAACTCTTACCAACTTTTGGGGGTGCTTGTACAAAGCTAAAGTTTCCGTAAGTTCCGATTGGTATTTGGTATTGTGTGCTTGTTCCATCTGTATTTTGTTCTGAATAAGAACCGCAAGAAATTGCAACAGGTGGATATTTTACTTCTTCTGAGATGTCAACATAAGCATCGCTATAAAGCAACTCCATTTCCATTCTTTTAACCTCCTTACTATCATCTGTCGTTGTGTTTTGATTCATCTTCTTTGTATTTGATTATTCTTGCTTTAAAAAATTTACCTAAAATGTTATCGTTTAAAAATTTATCAGTTTCCAAAACCTTTTCTTGGAATTGTAGAGCGGTTTCGTGATAAGTCATCATTGTTCTATTATAGCAAATGTATACTATTTCTCTGTAACAATCTTTAATTAACCATTTTTTTGTTTCTGCATTACTTCCTGTATATTTTAACCAATTGCTTTCAACGTAATCAACCCTCTTTCTCTTATATCCTTTTAATGGTGGTTTAGTTCGTTTGTTAAGCAGTATCTTCTTGCCTATGTAGTATTTGCTTTCTTGGTGGTTATGTATTCTGTAAACGAAGCCAATTGCATCGGTTGGTAAATCTGTTCTATCTTTTATTTTTTCGCCTTTATAGTGCCACATACTTAAATTTTAAAATAAAAAAAGGGAGCAACCCAATGAATACTCCCTTTTTATTTGGTTAGTTGAAAATGTAAATTAGAATGGTAAATCTACCGCTTCTTCTTCTTGAACTTCTACCTTTGCTTCTGTCTTTTGAACAAAACCTTGCAGTTCATCTGATGCATAATAAATTTTACCATTTGCTACATAACGCTTCTTTTCTTTGTTTTCTCTTTGCTCTTTTGTTTGGGGTATTGTAAAAGAAACATTTTTACCATAATTACCTTCTTCAAAGATTGAAAAGTTTAATTTAAGTTTCTTCAACTCTTTACCATTTTCATCTTTCTTTGGTACTAACTCATTTTGTGAATTGTAAGTTAAAATGCTTTCAAAGTATTGTGATAGCTTTTTAATTTCTTCTAACTGTAATTCTACATCTCCTAATAAATAACTTTTGTTGCTCATAATTCTAATTTAATTGGTTTATTTTTAATTCTATTTAGTTAATAATTCTTTTGTTTCTTTTGAAACTTTGTATTTCTTTTCAACGTTTGCAAGTGTACCACCGCCTTTTAAATATGCTTGTACTTTTGTAAATTCGGGTGTACCTTTATTTAGCCAATCTTTATTGTTTTCTAAAGTTGTTGTAGTTTTACTTGTGGGTGCTTTACCGTGTGTATTTGTACTATCAGCATCTTTAGTGTCATCAATTAAAAATAAGCCATTTAAGGCATACTTTCTTGAATATGAACTACTACTTCCAAAACTTTGTGCAATGTCCATACCTTTTCTGTTTGGGTCAATACCCGCTTGTGCTTTTGTATGTACTTGGTTCTCTCCATCAGATATAACTGCAACTGATTCTACAAAAATAATATCTCCTAATTGCTTTATTTCATCTGAAACTGTAAGCGTACAATTGTATTTATCTAAAAGCGGTTTAACTGCTTCTAAGATGTCTTCACAACTTCTGTAATTGTACTTACCAAAATTATTTCTTTGGTTCTTTGGTGCTTTTAATTCGGCTTGAATCTTGTTTAAATTGTTCATTTTTAATTGTTTTTATTTTTGTAAATATAGTTAAAATTTATTTGTTAATTGAAACATTTAAGTTTAAATAATTTCTTGTTCCAAAAGTTGGTATTTTTACCTGATAATTAATTGCAACATCTGTTAAATTTGGGTCTTCTTTTAAGTGCATTTCTATTTGCTTTTTTAAGTTAATCCAAGCGGTTTCATTTACTTTCATAATTTAAAATTGTTCTATGATTTTTATTTCTGCATTTAATATTTCTATTTTTATTTCAGTTTCTAACCTTTGAATTTTATGGTGTAACCATAGGTTGTCAGATGCCTTTGCGTATTCTTGTAAAATTAATAGTGTTTCTTTCATAATATATTTGTTTTTGATTACGGGGTTTTTACACCCCGTTGTTTTATTTAGCTTTACTAAGTGCTTTGTAATATTTTAAGGGATTAGAATAATGAAAAGTTCTGTTTGTTTTTTTATTTACACTATTATAATTGTAAACACCTTTATTTATTTGGTTTATGTAAAAAGTTTTGTCTCCTAATTCTGTTGTGTGAATTGTCATAATATTTGTTTTTGATTATGGTACAAACTTACAACACCTTTTTAGTTTAGCAACTATTTGAAATGTTAAAATTTTGTTAAAATAAATATAAAAAAAAATAGAAGCCATTTCTGACCTCTATTTAAAAAAACAAGTTATGAATAAAAACAAGAATAAAGAGGTAATCAATCTCTTATGTAAATATACAACATACATTTACAATGCAAACAATAAAGTTGTTTACAAGCCTATAAAATAAGGTTTGTTAATAAGTATAAAAATAATAAATGTTGAATATAGCAATTTCCAAAAATCAAACCTGTAAATTTACCCCATAATAAAACTAAATCATTACTTTTTAATAATTGGCTTGTAAGATATAAAATATATATTTATCAAAAAATATTAGCAAAACATCTTTATCAAAAAACATTTACTTGTATCAAAGAATAATTATGTTTATTTTTTAATTGTAATATTGTTTGCTATCTTTTCAGCACTTCTACCTACCACATAACCACCAATACCTAATTGTAAAAGATTCCAAAATTCATTTTCTAAAGGTGGAATAGGTAAACTAAATAATGGTGCAATAAACTTTACATAAATAACTATAAATCCAAAAGCTAACATTAGTATAGGTCGCCAACTTCTTTGTAACCAATTACCATTTGCTTCTGCTA